AAATGACGTTTGAAGATATACCTGTTTATAGTGCGACAAAGGTTGACCCAGACGCACCACAGCCAACTGGCGAGTTTCCTCTCACAGACTGTTATGACTTTAGACCTAGAGTGGAGGATATTGCTGGAACATCAGCGACACTTGGAACCACAGATGAGGTCACTGGACACTCATTTGATTTCTTCTCAAGACAGTATGATGGAACAGGTGCGTCAATTTCTAACGTGCCTAAACCAGACTCTTTTGTTCAAAGTGACTTTGAGTTTTTCTTACCTAAATTTGTTACGGTTGAACTTACAACTACAGGTAAATTAGTAGTTAAAGAAGGTATTGGCTCAGAATTCCCCGTTCCACCGCAAGCTAGTGACCAAAATATGCTCTTAGCAACTTTATTCTTGCCTGCGTTTACGTTCTCCCCAAAAGATGTTGAACTTGAAAGGCAGAGACATCAAAGATTCACCATGAAGGATATTGGTAAGATTGAAAGAAGATTACAACACGTAGAGTATTATACTTCTCTTAATTTGTTGGAACGATCTGCTAAAGACTTAGAAGTTACTGATGCTGGTGGATTAAATCGTTTTAAATCAGGATTTGTTGTAGATAATTTTTCTGGTCATAAAACTGGTGACGTTGCGAATATTGATTATAAATGTTCTATTGACCCAGAAAATAATGAGTTGCGTCCAAAACATAAAATGCAAAATATTGGATTGTCAGAACAAAATACAACTGATTCCCAAAGAACATCATCTCATTATCAAAGAACTGGTGATATTATTACTTTACCATATACTGAAGAGGTGTTGACTGAACAGTTAGTCGCAACAAGAGTTGAAAGAATCACTCCTCTCTTACTTTCGTCTTGGCAAGGAACCATTGAACTTGACCCCTTCGGTGATGATTGGTTTGAAGCTGAAGTGCGACCAACAATTGTGATCAGTGTTGCACACGATTTTGATTTTGCTGCTGCCGTGCCGGACAATGTTTTGGGTTCAATGTGGAACTCATGGCAATCTCAGTGGTCTGGAGTCGTAGAGTCTAATCAAGTTCCGTCTGCTACATTAGACCAAGGGAACCAAAATAGATTTTCTCGCTCCATCGAAGTTGCTAGAAATCAAGGCGAAGCGCCAACGACTCTTGCAATTGCTAATATGGAAAGAATTAGCAATGGTGTAAGAGTGATTACCAAAGGTGTTCGACCTTTCATTAGGGCACAACAGATTAAATTCATTGGAGATGGATTTAGACCTAACACAAGGTTATACACATTTTTCGATAAAACGGATGCGAGTAACTTAGTTACAATGACAAATGAATTTACAAGTGAAGCTGCCGGTGAAGGACAAACCACTGCACCGCCTGGAAGTTCACTTATCACAACTGCCGCTGGCCATGTTGAGGGTTTCTTAGACATTCCTGACCCAACCATTGCAGGCAATCCACAGTTCGCAACTGGTGAGGTTGAATTCAGATTAACTTCTAGTCCAACAGATGTTAGGTCAACTGACCCAGATACATTTGGTAACGCATATTTTCAGGCTAAAGGATTATTTGAGCAGCAACAAGAAATTGAACTAAGATTGCGTCCACCACCGCCACCACCGCCTCAAAACAGAAGACCGCCGCCAAACCGGCCGTCGTCGCAGGAGGCAGATGCCGGTGATGATGGTGATGGTGGTGATCCATTAGCGATGACGTTTACCGTTTCTCCATCAGAGAGCGGTACGTTTGATGCGTCAGGACAGGACGATGTTTCTGGTGGTTGTTTCTTAACATCAGTTGATATTTTCTTCTCAGCAAAAGATGAGAATATTCCTGTAACTTTGGAAATTAGAAGCACCCTAAATGGCTATCCAAGTAAACAAGTTTTGCCTTTTGGAAGAGTAGTTAAACAAGCGTCTGATATCATACCAGACACGACTGCCGAGACTCCAACTACGTTTACATTTCCAGCCCCTGTTTATGTCAAGCAAGATGGAGAATATGCTATCGCATTATTAACAAATTCACCAGAGCATAAGGTTTGGATTTCTCTGTTAGGAGAAACGCCTGTAGGTGGTGGGCCTACGCTCTCTACGCAACCACATAAAGGTTCTTTGTTTAAATCTCATAATAATAGTGCATGGGCAATATCGCCCCAAGAGGACATGAAATTTAGATTAAAAAGAGCAGTTTTTGATGATAATAGTTCTGGAACCCTTACGTTACAAAATAACACCTTACCAAGTAAGAGACTAAAACTCAATCCATTAACATTTACTCATGGTGATACTGCATTAAAGGTTCTACATAAAGATCATGGTATGTACAACACATCAAACAATGTTACAATTACTGGAGTAAGCTCTGGATTATCAACAACCTTGAGTGCTGCAATAACATCAACTGCAACAAGTTTGACATTGGCCAGCGGAACAAACTTTGGTAACACCACTGGTAAATTTGCTGCAACAACGGACTCAACACCTCGTTATTACATTAAGATTGATGACGAGATCATGTATTACGAGGCTATATCCACAACCTCTGTATCTAGTTTGGTGAGAGCTCAAGAGGGAACGACAGCAGCAGCTCATGCTGCTGGTGCAACTGTAGAATTTTTCCAACTACATAAAGTTCCATTGTCACAGGTGAACAAAACACATACATCAATTGGTAACATAGATTTAGATTCATATAGTGTAACTCTTACAAGTAGTCCAGCGTTTGATGGTGGGTCTGGGTCCAGTGCAGAGAATGGTGGTGCAAATGTCACTGCGACAGAGAACCATATTATCAATACTGGATTTACACAGATAAGCACACTGGAACCAGAGGGCACACAAGTTACTGGCACGATTAGACCAACGACTGCGACTAGTGTATCTGGTGTAGAAACTTCATTTACAAAAACCACTGCTGCAAATGCAATTGGTATCAGTTTAAATGATAATACTGAATTTGATGATTGCTTCATGATTGCATCAGAGATAAATGAAACTAACGAGATGAGTGGCACTAAATCTTATACCACAGACTTAACTTTAACAACTGATAGGCCTAACTTAACGCCTGTCATTGACTTGAAAAGAACCTCTTGGGTGTCAGTTGCAAACAGAATCAATAATATTGATTCATCATCTGACCTTGCATCAAATCTAACATTTGTTGCGTCAACAGAACCAGAAGGTGATAATAACGCTGCGATTTATATAACGAAAAAAGTCATATTAGAAAATCCAGCAACTGCGATTAAAGTCCTCCTAAGTGCTCATAGACCAGCAACATCTGAAATTAAGGTTCTATTTAAGACACTAGGAGCTCAAGATTCAGTTGACTTCGATGATTTAGATTATCAGTTCTTTAATACCGATGGTAGCGCAGACTCATTTGTAAATCCGTCCTTGGATAGAGATGACTTTCAAGAGTATGTGTTTAGTGCTGGTGTCACCGATGACGGTATTGGTGATCCGTTAGATGAGTTTATTTCTTTCTCAATCAAGATTGTGATGCAAGGAACTAACATGTCTCAACCACCAAGAATTAAAGACTTACGAGCAATCGCATTGGCAACATAATGAGTGATAATTATAAAAAGGTTGAGGGCGAAGCAGATTTAGTGAGAGATATGAACTCCACTGCTATAATCAATAGTAATAAGTCTGCCTATGAAATGGCTAAAAAAAGAGCAGAACAAGCAAAAAAGAAACTTATGGAAGAAGAAGAACAAAGGGACGCAATCAGAAACGCAACGAGAGAGATAAATACTTTGAAATGTGAGATGCATGAAATAAAGTCTCTGTTACAACAACTGGTAGATAAGTAATGGCAATACCATCATCAAAAGCTACATTTAAAAGTTACTGTTTAAGAGCTCTCGGTTTCGGAGTCATAGATATCAACGTGTCTGATGACCAAGCAGATGACAGAATAGATGAAGCGTTACAATATTTCTCACAATATCATTATGATGGTATTGAAAGAATGTATTTGAAACATTTGATAACAACTGCCGATGTGACTAGGGGCAGAGAAAATGCCACAACGTCTGTGACCGATAAACTGGATAGTGGAGTGACAGCTGATTGGTTAGAGGGCAAAAACTACATCCCTGTTCCCGATACTGTAGTCTCTGTTGTGCAAGTTTTTCCTTTTAGTGATACCTCAAGTCGGTCAAACTTATTTGATATTCGATATCAGTTAAGACTAAATGATTTGTATGACTTCTCTTCGCAATCAGTGATACACTATGAACTAACAATGAAACATCTAGATTTCCTAGAGCACATTTTGGTGGGTGAAACACCGATTAGATTTAATCAGCACCAAAACCGTTTGTACATAGATGCTGATTTTGAAAATGATTTTGTCGCTGACCAAGACTATATAATCATAGAGTGTTATAGAAAACTTGACCCTGACTCATATACAGATATATATGATGATATATATTTAAAAAGGTATGCGACTGCACTGATCAAAAGGCAGTGGGGTGCAAATCTTAGTAAGTTTAACGGTGTCACGATGTTAGGTGGTGTGACCATGAACGGTGCAGATATCTATTCACAAGCACAAGAAGAGATACAAAGACTAGAGGAACAAATACAGTTAGCTTATGAATTGCCAGTAAATTATATGATAGGATAAATTATGGCAGTCAACTCAATTTTTCACACTAGTAACGCTGCAGCATTAGCAACTGAGCAAAATCTATATAGAGACTTAGTGATTGAGTCTATTCAGATATACGGACATGATGTTCACTATCTAGATAGAACTTTGGTTAATGAAGATACCATTATGGGAACAGACAGCCTTGCGAAGTTCACAACACAAGCAAAGATTGAAATGTATATGGAGGATAGTGATGGTGGATTTGCTGGTGAGAAAGAACTCATAAGTCAGTTTGGTCTACAAAATTTAAGTGAGGCCACATTTGTTGTTGCAAAGAACAGATTTCAAGACCTCACAAAACAAATTACTATTGAGTCGGGAACTGATACTCTTAGTGGTTCAATACTTTTAGAGGACGGGACACTTGATAGTGGGACTGTTGAAGCGTCTGCATCTTTTGAGAGTGGTTATATCATTTCTGAGGCGTCATCAACAGACTCAGACAGGCCACTTGAGGGTGATTTAATTTTTCATCCAATCTTATCAAAGTTATTCCAGATTAATTTTGTAGACCACGATGAGCCATATTTTCAGTTAGATAATAATCCAGTTTTCAAATTGCGTTGTCGGTTGTTTGATTACAGTTCTGAAGTTCTTGATACTGACATTAGTGCGATTGATGCGATTGAAGATAACTTATCAACGGATACTATGACAACCCAGTTTACTCTGGAGATGGAGACGGCAACGATTGATGCGTTGAACTTAGAGAACGAGTTCGGTAGACTTATTTACGATACTGATGGTGATGATATCGTTGCACTGGAAACAAGCGACATGACAACTTCTGCTGGTGTTCTCCTTTCAGAAACAGGAGAGTTCTTATTACAAGAGACATATATAATTGGAGATGGAAGCACCACTGATGATGGAAACGTGGACACTATGGCACAGAATGAGTTGTTTGAATCTGAAGATGGTTCAATATCGTCCACAGCTGCAAACTCTGTGTTAGATTTCTCAGAGTCTAATCCATTTGGTGATGTAGGAGGATAATTCATAATGTTAGGACAACAATTTTACCATGAGACAATCCGAAAAATAATCGTAGGATTTGGTACGACATTCAATAATATTAATTTAGTCAGGAAAGACAGCTCTGGTAATGTTGCTCAGTCTATGAAAGTTCCTCTTGCGTATGGACCAAGAGAAAAGTTTCTAGTGAGACTTCGGTCTGACGCTGATTTGTCAAGTAAGGTTGCAATAACACTTCCTAGAATTGGTTTTGAAATACAAAACTTATCATATGACCCAGCCAGAAAATTAAGTCGTGTTCAGAAGTTTAAAAAAATTAAGGGTAATACGAGTAGACAACTAGACACTCAATTCATGCCCGTGCCTTATAACTTAGAGATTGTTTTATATGTTTTAGCAAAACAATCAGATGATGCGTTACAGATTGTTGAACAGATTTTACCATTCTTTCAACCAGACTATACGATAACAATTAATGATATGGCTGACATGGGTATCAAAAGAGATGTGCCCATAGTTTTGAACAGCATATCATATGAGGATAACTATGAGGGTGAGTTTGAACAACGGAGAGCATTAATATATACGATGAACTTTACATGTAAATTCTACTTGTATGGCCCTGTTACTTCCAGTAACATTATTAAAACTGCTCAAGTCGATCAATATACTGATTTACCAGATCAGTCACCAAAGAGAGAACAAAGATATTCAGTTACACCAAAACCGTTTAGTGCTGATGCTGATGATGATTTTGGTTTCAACGAAACCACATCATTCTTTCAAGACGCAAAAAACTTTAATCCTGTAACTGGCCAGGATGAGGAAGACGAAGATTAAAAATGTCTGATAAAGTTATTGATGAAGCTCTAGGAATTAGTGGGCCGTTTAAAATGCCCGCTCAAGATTTAGTTGATTCTGGTCAGTGCCCAACAGAAAAACCTAAACTTGAAATTGCGAATCAACAGGATTGGGGTGATTTAAATGATGCGGAGAGAGACTATGAGTATCAACGACAAAACTTCTACAATTTGGTCGAAAGAGGAACGGATGCAGTGGAAGGAATTTTGGAACTCGCAAAAGAATCAGACCACCCCAGAGCATATGAGGTTGCTGGAAATCTTATCAAACAGGTGGCAGAGGTTACTGAAAAACTTGGCGACCTTCAAGAAAAAATGAAGAAACTAAAAGAGGTGCCAAGCAATGCACCTAAAAATGTTACTAATGCTTTATTTGTAGGGAGCACTGCCGAGTTGCAAAAAATGTTAAAAGAGAAATAACATGTCTGACCAAAACCAGTATCTAGGCAACCCAAATCTAAAAAAGACAAACACTGTCGTAGAGTTTACAAAAGATGATATCAAAGAATATCATAAGTGCGCCCAAGACCCTCTCTATTTTATTGAGAACTATGTGCAGATTGTATCTCTGGATGAGGGTCTTGTGCCATTTAGGATGTATGACTTTCAGAAAGGCATGGTTTCGACCATGCATGATAACAGATTTTCTATTTTTAAGCTACCCAGACAGTCTGGCAAATCCACCATCATTATCAGTTATCTTTTACATTACGCTCTATTCAGACAAAATGTTAATATTGCGGTTCTCGCAAACAAGTCCTCAACTGCGAGAGATATTCTAAGTCGTTTACAACTTGCATATGAAAATCTTCCAAAGTGGATGCAACAAGGCATCATAGCATGGAATAAAGGTAATATAGAGTTAGAGAATGGTAGTAAGATTATAGCAGCAGCCACATCTTCAAGTGCAATTCGAGGTGGATCATATAATGTTATTTTTCTAGATGAGTTTGCGTTTGTTCCATCGAATGTTGCAGAGCAGTTCTTTGCTTCTGTTTACCCAACAATCACTTCTGGTCAAAGCACAAAAGTTATCATTGTGTCCACACCACACGGGATGAATATGTTCTATAAGATATGGGTTGACGCACAAGAAAAAAGAAACGATTATATTCCAATTGAGGTTCACTGGAGTGAAGTGCCAGGCAGAGATGAGGAGTGGAAAAAGGAGACTATACGAAACACCTCTGAGTCACAGTTCAATTCAGAGTTTGAGTGTGAGTTTCTAGGTTCTATCGACACTTTGGTAAGTCCAGTAAAATTAAAACAATTGACATATAGAACACCTATTCATTCACATGCCGGAATAGATGTTCATGTTCGGCCAGAAAAAGACCACACCTACATGTTGACCGCTGATGTTTCTAGGGGAACTGCAAATGATTACTCAGCCTTCGTGGTGTTTGACGTAACAGAGATACCTTACAGAGTTGTGGCAAAGTTTAGAGACAACGAGATAAAACCGTTACTGTTTCCGACTAAAATACATGAGGTAGCAAAAGCATACAACAATGCGTATGTCATGGTCGAGGTAAATGATATCGGTGAACAAGTCGCAAATACTTTACAGTTTGATTTAGAGTATGAGAACCTAGTTATGGCATCCATGCGTGGTCGAGCAGGACAAATTCTTGGAGCAGGATTCTCTGGTGGTAGAGCACAGTTAGGAGTGAGAACAACTAAGGCTGTAAAAAAGATTGGATGTTCAAATCTCAAACAATTGATTGAAGACAATAAACTTATCATAGAGGACTATGACTGTGTGAATGAACTATCCACTTTTATTATCAAAGGTGCGTCATATGCTGCTGATGACGGTTGCAATGATGATTTAGTTGCTTGTATGTTTATGTTTGGGTGGGCGACAGACCAAACTTACTTCAAAGAGTTGACTGACAACGACATACGAATGACCATGATGAAAGAGCAACAGGACGCATTAGAGCAAGACATGGCTCCATTTGGTTTCATAGTAAATGGTATTGATGACCCCTTTGAAGATGAGATTGATGAATATGGAACACGGTGGACATCTGTAGTTAGAGACTACAATACAAATTGGTAAAAGTCTAAATAAATTCAATTAGGTCATTATCAACTTTAATAAAACAATTTGAGCATAAAATTTTTGACTCATCTATCAAGTGAAATATTTCTTTTCTACTTTCATTATTCGTGCCTACTCGTTTTGTCAGTTTACGGATTTCAGAATCATGGGGGTAAAATTTTAGACAAATAGTTTCACTTTCACCACAATGAACACAGGATTTATCTGCGAGAAAATCATTTAGCAGAACAATCCTTTTGCGATAGTTTCTACGAGCTACTTTTTTTATAGTTTCTTTATACTTTTGATAGTGTTCGTTCATGATATTATTTATAAGTTATAACACTTATAAACGACATGTTTTAGGAAATCAATTATTATAAATATTCTCAAATACAACAAAACTTCGGATAAGGAGTAAAGAGATGAGTTTTTTAAAGTCTCCTGGCGTTCTCGTAAGAGAAATTGATCTTACAACAATCGTCCCATCAGTGCCAACGAGTATTGGTGCTATTGCTGGCGCTTTTGAAAAAGGCCCAGTTGGTTCAATCGTAACTGTTGGCACAGAAGATGATTTAGTAAAGATTTTTGGTAAACCCCAAAACACTGGTAATCAGTTTGAAACATTCTTTACTGCTGCTAACTTCCTTCAGTATGGAGATGCTCTCAAAGTGGTTCGTGCTGAATCTGGTGTAACTAATGCTGTTGCATCTGGAACATCATTCATCATTCGTGATGATGACCATTACGAAGACTCATTCAAAGATGGTCAAGCTTCTGTTGGTGAGTGGGCAGCGAGAACTGCTGGAACACATGGTAACTCATTAGGTGTTTCAATTTGTGCTAACGCAACTGCATATGAAGAGACTGCTGTGACAACCACAAGTGCTGAGGAAGCTATTGGTCAAACGGTTATTAGTGTGACTGACGGATCGGTTTTCACAGTTCACGATATTGTGAACTTTGGTGAGACACTAGGGTTTGAGTATCAAGTTACAGCCGTGCTACCCGCATCAATTACAATTAAATTGAAAGATGATCCAGTTGGTGCTGGTCTTCAAAGCACGATTGCTTCGGGCACAAGTATTAGACGCCGTTGGAGATTTTATGATTTGTTTGACGGTGCGCCTGGCACATCAGAATATGCCACACAAAATTTAAGAGGCACTAACGATGAAATTCATATTGTTGTTTATGATCAACTTGGAGAAATCAGTGGATTTGCGGTGGAGACTAACGGCAACAGAACAAACGCTGTTCTAGAGACATTTTCAAATTTATCTAAAAACCCAAGTGCGAAGTCTCCACAAGGTGACAGCATTTATTACGCTGATAAAATCTTTAGGTCTTCTAGTTTCGTTTACTGGATGGACCACAATACAGCTGGAACAAACTGGGGAACAGACTTCACTGGTGAGACAAGTCAGATCGTCATAGAGGATGGTGGAACTGATGGCGCTGGAACAGATGCTGGAGACAATATCGTTCTTGATGGCACAGATAGTGGTCGTAGTGACGAAAACGATAATGTCGAACTTGAAACAGGCGGAACTTCATACGCTGCTTTAGATACACCAACCACAACCAATCTGAAAAATGGAACTGATGATTATGCGTTGACTGCTGGTGAGTATCAGACAGCTTATGAAAAGTTTGAAGATACAGAATCAATTGAAGTTAACCTCATCATGGGTGGTCGAGGTGGTGGAGCTGGTGACACTGCATCCACACAAGATACACATGTTACCATGTTAACTGCTCTTGTGGAAACAAGAAGAGATTGTGTTGCATTTGTATCACCATACAGATCAGCAACAGTGGGGGTTGCAAATACTACAACTGCGACAGATAATGTGGTGGATGCATTTGACTTATGTCCTTCATCCTCATACGTTGTCTTCGATAGTGCTTACAAACAAATGTATGATAAGTACAATGATGTGTTTAGATTTGTACCGATGAATGGTGACACAGCTGGTCTTTGTGCTTTCACTGACCAAGTTAGAGAACCGTTTTTCTCACCCGCTGGATTTAACAGAGGAAATGTGAGAGGTGCTATCAAGGTGTCGTATAATCCTAAAAAGTCGGAGAGAGATAGACTTTATCGGGCAAGAGTTAACCCAGTGGTTGACTTCCCCGGCCAAGGTGTGGTTCTCTTCGGTGATAAAACTGCTCTTGCTAAACCAAGTGCGTTTGATAGGATTAACGTGAGAAGATTATTCTTGTTACTTGAAAAAGCAATCTCAACTGCTGCTAAGTTTTCTCTCTTTGAGTTTAACGATGAGTTCACTAGAGCTCAGTTCAGAAATCTCATTGAACCCTTCTTGAGAGAAATTCAAGGCCGAAGAGGTATATTTGACTTTAGAGTGGTTTGCGATGACACAAATAACACTGGTGAGGTCATAGACCGAAATGAATTTATTGGTGATATTTACATCAAACCAGCCAGATCAATTAACTTCATTACTCTTAACTTTGTTGCGGTTCGCACAGGTGTTGAGTTTAGTGAGGTCGTAGGACAATTTTAAGGAGTAACTTCACATGGCAGCGATAGATGATTTTAAAGCAAATTTACTTGGTGGGGGAGCTCGGGCAAACCAATTCAGAGTTACCATCACACCACCAGCGGGGATTGCTATTGGATTAGATGTTCGTAGAGCATCATTTCTTGTAAATGCATCTAATCTTCCAGCACAAACTTTAGGTGAGATCACGGTTCCGTTTAGGGGTAGACAGATTTATATTGCCGGTGACAGAACCTTTGAGGAAACTTGGTCTACCACTTTCTTAAATGATACCGATTTCATGATTCGGAATGCGATGGAACTGTGGATGAATGGTATCAACGATCTTGCCGATGGGACAGGAACTAGCACTCTTGCAGATTATCAAACTGATTTACAAGTTGAGCAATTAGATAGAGATGACACAATTCTAAAAACATATATTTTTAGAAGTGCATGGCCAACATCTGTTGCACAGATTGACCTATCATCTGACACGGCAGATGCGATTGAAGAGTTTGAAGTTACTTGGAGGTATCAACACTTTGAGGCTTCTGGCGTAAACTTCGGATAAACTTCTAATTCTTAACCTACTAAATATAAGAATTAGTAGGAGTTATTATGGCTGAACTTTTTGGATTCAAAATCAGTAGGAAAAAAGAAGAGGAGGACATTGTATCTTTTACAAGTCCCTCCTCTGATGATGGCACCCTTGAAATACCAGGCGGTGGTTTCTACAGTTCTATTCTTGACACAGATGGTCGAGATAGAGCTGATATTGATTTAATCAGACGATATCGTGATATAGCACAACAAGCAGAGTGTGATACTGCTATTGAAGATATTGTTAATGAAGGCATCGTGTCCAATGAGAGTGATATTTCAGTTCAAATTGTTTTGGACAACCTACCATATCCAGACAGAATCAAAAGAAAAATTAGAGAAGAGTTTGAAGAGGTTTTGAGACTTCTAAAATTTGAAGAGAAAGGCCACGATCTCTTTCGTAGATGGTATGTTGATGGTAGAATTTATTTTCATAAAATTGTCAATCCTAAAGCTCTTAAAAACGGAATAGCAGAAGTTTGATATATTGATCCAACTAAAATTAAAAAAGTTAGGCAGGTTAAAAAAGATAACGACCCCAAAACAGGTGT